TTCCCATACTGCACCATGGAGCTGCTGAACAGCGAGCGAAACAGCGCGATGGACTATGTGTGGCGCTATCAGGGGCTAGATGGGTTTTCGTTTGTCGAAAAGGCGGGAGAGCTGCTGTACTGGCAGGGATACGCCGACGCGATGGAAAAGGCCGTGCGCGTAATCAACCACGACTTCGACCGGGCAGGTGAGGGCGCATGAGCATCAAGTATGGCTTGGAGTACGTCGGCTACATCGACCTGTGGACGGACGAGGAGCGGCTGAGCGACGAGGAAATCGTGCGGTGCAGGGACTGTGAGCACGCACGGCATTACCATCCGTTCTACATGGGCAAGAGGTCGGCCATTGAGGAGTGGTACTGCGAATGGCACAGCAATGCCGAGGGCGCGTCGGAAATCGAGCCTGACGGCTACTGCTCATGGGGCAAGAGGAGGGACGCATGAGCGACCTTGCGAGAACCGACCGCATTGACAGGCGCGGCGTCACAGACGAGGGAATCGACGCGCTCGTCCTGATCAAGCACGACGGCATGTACCAGTCGTATGAGGGGCGCGTGACGAACGTGACGTTCGAGAGTAGCCAGTATCCCGAGCTCTGGGGCGACTGCGTGATTACGCTGCCAGCCATCGAGCACAGCCTGACCATCAGCTTCTCCGGCAACGTCACCCAAAGGATGATGGACGCAGAGGTGGACGCATGAAAGCGACAGTTCGCATCGAATACTTCGAGATGCTCGACCACTGGTCGTGGGAGGTCACGGTCAACAGCAACAGCGTATATGGCGTCGAGGGCGACCATGACAACGCCTTTGCCGCGGCAGAGTTCGAGCTAGAGGACATGCTCCACTCCCAGATGACGATGGAGGCGGACGCATGAGCTACGACATTCGCGTCGCCGTCCAGACAGTGCATCCGAACAGATGGGGCGAGCGCTTCGCCGTGGTCGGTTCGCCCGAGTACGACAGCCCGACGTACAACGTGGGCAACATCTTCCGCAAGGTGATGGACTGGGACTTCGACCAGGGCGAGCGGTACCCGCTTGCCGACGTGCTGGCCCACATCGACCACGGCATCGGCGCGCTGCGGAACAACTTCGACGCCTACCGCGACATGGAGCCCGAGAACAAGTGGGGAACCGTCGAGACGGTCTGGGAGTGCCTTACCTCGTGGCGGGCGTGGATCGAGGAACCCTACGGCGTCACCGACACGTGGGGAATCGAGAACCTGTGGTGGAGGTGGTGACGCATGAGCAAGGAGCTGGACGCGCAACTCGCCGCGCTGATTGAGCGTTGCGACGAGACTGACGGGCTTATCGATGACGTTCGCTGGATGCACACTGGCAGCGGCGAGAGAATCCCGGTGCGCGAGTACGCGTATGAAGTGCCTGTGTACGAGATAGCGCGGACGATGAGCCAGGAGACGACCCTCACGTTCGCGCAGGCATACGAGAGCGTACTCGCTGCGATCGTGGCGATACGCGACGCGAACAAGGAGGCGAGGACATGACCGCAACTGACGAGCTGCGCCGCATGCTGGACGAGCGTGGGGTGGAATGGTGGGAAATGAATCCATGCAAAATCAAGTGGAATTCGCCCATTCTTGGCGGGCCTGTTGCCGCGAGATATTGGAACGGCGAAATGGTGCTCGACACTGGATATATAGCCGTTGCCCCCGAGCAGGCCATCGAGGCCACGCTGGGGCGGGGGACGTGCCACATCACAGACAGCGGGCCGTGGGGCTACCCATGCGTTTGCAGCGCGTGCGGCGCATCGTCTGACGCCGACGTTAACAACGGCGAGTTCAACTACTGCCCTAACTGCGGGAGGAGGGTCGAGCAATGAGCTGGTACATCCACCCGAGCAAGCAGCTCCGAGAGGACGAGCTGCCGCCAGAACTCGTGGTGACCAATGGCGACTGGAGCGTCCAGCAGGTCTACGTGCCGCATCGCACGACCACGCGCCACGGTAGGTGGAGGACGAAGTACGGGAGGAGCGTCCCGTGCTGCGAGCGCTGCGGCTACGGCATCGGCGATACGCGGTGGCACTACTGCCCGTCGTGTGGCGCGGAGGTGATGGACGAATGAGCTGGTCGCCAGACCTCTTCATTGGTGAGTTTCGCCCGTGGCCCGACACGGTGCATGTCGTGCGCGGCAAGACCGACGAGATGCGACGGTACGTGCCAGAGGACTTTAGCGCAATGTCACGCGAAAACGTCAGGCTGCGGGAGTTGGCACGCGACATGTGGCGCGGCGCGATGCAGCGTATGAACTATGCCGAGCGTTGCGAGTTCGCCGGTGAGTTCGTAGATCGTATGCGGGTGTTGGAGGTGGACGCATGAGCGAATACGTTGTCGAGGAGCCGGGCGACAGCAGCGCGTCATGGCGGGTGCACGAGAGCATCGTTCGGTGCAGGGACTGCAAGCACTATCACGACAAGTTCAACGGCTGCGACGAGTTTGGCGATATGTGGCACGACGAGTACGCCAACGTCGAGCCTGACGGCTTCTGCGCGTGGGGCGAGAGGAGGGACGCATGACGACCAACAACGACGTTCTCCGCGCCATCTACGACTTGCACGCCGACGTTCACTTGACGCGGGCGGTCGCGTGGCTGGCGGTCGCCGCGGCGGTCGAGTGGCTGCCCGCCCGGGTCGCGGCCATCATCCTCGCTGCGGCGTGCTTCATCAAGTCGGTAGCGAAGTTCGGCGAGTACGAGAGGGTTGAGCCATGAACAGGTACGGCAGAGTTGTGTACGTTGACACAAGCAACTACGGTATCGACTACGTGGAGTTCAATGTGAGATTCTCCGTGGCGCGTGAGGTTGCCCTCGAATTCATGGACGCGCTGATGCCTTGCGATAGCAAGGCGAAGCGCGACCCCGTCGGGGCAATCCTCGACCACAGCGCCCACGCGGAAGGGGCGGACTAGTGGCACGCATGACCGACGAGGAACGCGCCGCCGCGCTCGAAAGCATCGTGGCCGAAGAGGTTCGCCGACCGCTGGACTACTTCGCGCACGACGCCAACGCGAGCGACGACCCGAAGTTGCAGCGGTTGCGCGACGATCACGGATGGGAAGCCATGGGGCGCTGGTGGCGCGTCGTGGAGCTGTTGAGCGCAGCCGAGGGACATCTAATCGACGTGAGCCGCCCGCAGCAGTGGCGGCGGCTTGCGTACGCCCTGGAGTTCGACGGCGCCGATGAATGCGCCGAGTTCGTGGGTTGGCTGGCAGAGTGCGGTCTCGTAGACCGCGACGCCCTCCATGGCGGTCACGTCATGAGCGCCCGCGTGATGCGCAACGCCGAGCGCGTGGCCGAGGGAATCGCCAAGGGGCGACTGATGGCGATGTGCCGACGCGACAGGTAGCGCGAACAACCGACAATCTATCAATCATCGAACTGGCCGACTTGCAAAACCGCAGGTCGGCCAAGTTGGTTACTTGTGACATGTCGCAAGTAGCTACTACGGCAGCGGACACAGTAGCAGCTTGCGTCATGACAGAAGCAGCTACAATTAAATTAAATAAAAGGAAAGGGAAATAAAAAGAAAGAACCCTATGTGTGGTTATCCCTATTGATAGGGTATTTCCTATGTGAGGGCGTGCGCGAGTTTTCTACAATCGATGTTGAAAACTTTTCCGCGCCCGTTTCCGTCGTACTCGCAAGCCAACCGCGCGGCGGTCTGGGCGTGCGCAAGGCCCGCCCGCCGCGGTGACGGTTTCAGGGCGTGTCAGAACGGGTCGTTCTCCAGCTTGTGGGCAACTAGTCGATTTCTCGATTTGCGCCCGAGAAGCGCGGGGTTGGATGGCCGCAGACGCGACGTTTGGGGGATGGCGTGGACTACGCGAGCGCACGGGAGCTGTTCGAAGCGGCGAGGGACGCCGCCATCGAGTGCGAGCGCACGCGGCGCATGCTCCAGGCGATGGAGGAGTCGGAGGGCGCCACGGGCGGCGGCATGGGGCCGAGAGTCAGCCGCGGCAGCACGTCCGACCCCATGCGGCGCGTGGACGCCCGCATCGACCGCGAGGCCGTGTGGCACCGCCGCATCGAGGAGGACGAGCGCGTCATGGACTACGCGACTGGCGTCTGCTACGGCGGCGAGACGGACGGCAAGGGCGGCGTCGACGCGCTTCTCGGCACGGCGTACGCCGACATCCTCTGGTGGCGCTACCTCGCCGCCGAGAGCTGGGAGACGGTCGCCCGCATGGTCGGGTACAGCCCGCGCAGGTGCGCGGAGCTTCAGGCGATAGCGCTGGACTTCGTGGACGCGAACGGCATCCGCGCCACGATCGCGGGCGTCCGCGACGGGATGCGGGACTAAACTCCGCACGCCGTCGCATGCCGTCGCATGGCATTTCATGGCGCAAACGTGGTATTGGTAGGATGCGGGCGCCGACCCCGAGAGGGGCGGAAGACTGCCGCCGTTGCCGCCCGCCTTTCCTCCCCGTCGGTCGGGAGACAAAACCACTACCCCAGACCCGGGGCGTTTTGCGGCACACCCGACCGATGGGAGGGCGGCGAATGTCAACCAACAGCCCGCTCGACAAGTGGGACTCGCCCGCGGGGCATCGCGTCAAGCGCCGATGCTTCGAGCGCGACCGCAGGGCCAACGCGCCGTGCGTCTGGTGCCACGCGCCCATCGACTACGGCAAGGGGCCGTATCGTCGCGGCGGCGACACGTGGGCGTGGAGTCCCGAGCACGTGAGGCCGCGGGACAAGTACCCCGAGCTGGCGCTCGACCCAGCGAACATCGTCGCCGCGCACTTCCACTGCAACGCCAAGCGCCGCGACCGCGCGGGTATGACCAACCTGGGCAAGCCGTCGCGCGAGTGGTGAGCGCCGTCCGTTCGTCCAACCGTTCGTTCACTGCACGAACTGGGGTAGGGGTGTCCGAAACATCCGACACCGCCCGCGCCGAGGAACGGGGGGGCGGCCAATCTTTTATCCCTCCGATGAAAAAGGAGACCCCCGAATGACCATCGCGGAAGCAATGGAGCAGACCATCGCGGAGGGCATCGAGCGGGGAATCCTCGACGTGAAGATGCATGCAGGGCCTATCGAGTGCGTTAGAGCGCTTGCAAGACGCGCTGATGTCGCGTCGGACAACGACCCTAACACGTTTCCGACGCTTCTAAAGTATCTCGCTGGCCTGAACCTAGTCGATGCGGCGAAGCCGGGACGGCCAGCGAAGCTGGTAGAGCAGCCCGAGCGGTCGAAGCTGGACAGCGCACGCGGCGACCGATACAAGAGATTCCACATCGCGGGGTAGGCAATGAGGACATACGGGCGGGAGGAACCCCGCGTCTACACGCCGCCGCTTCGCGAGCTGACCGAGGACACGACGCTCGGCTATGACGTGATCACGTTCGCCGAGGACGTCCTCGGCATTCGTCTTTATCCGTGGCAGAAATGGCTCTTCGTCCACGCGCTAGAGATTGTGGGCGACTTCGACGGAGACTGGCGCTTTCGCTTTCGGACGGTCGTCGTCGAGATAGGCCGACAGAACGGCAAAACCACGATGGGAACCGTCCTGGCGCTGTTCTTCCTCTACATGCTGGGCGTCGCGCTTATCCTCGGCACGGCGCAAGACCTCGAACAGGCCGAGGACACATGGGCGTCGGTCGTCGAGATGGCGCAGGCCGACGAAGACCTCGCCGCCGAAATCGAGCACGTCTGGTACACCAACGGCGCCAAGCGGCTGCAACTCACGCGCGGGCGCCAGTACCGCGTGAAGGCCACGACGCGCAAGGCGGGCCGCGGCAAGTCAGCCGACCTCATTTTGTTAGACGAGTTGCGCGAACATCGCGACTGGGAGGCGTGGGGCGCCCTCACGAAGACGACCATCGCACGCGAGAACGCCCTCGTCTGGTGCATGTCAAACGCGGGCGACGGTTCCTCGTGCGTATTGCGTCACCTGCGGCTGCAAGCCCACGCCGATCTGGGCGACCCCGACGGGATCGTCGCAGCCATCGGCGACAAGTACGACCGACCCGACGAGGACGACGAGGGGACGACGCTCGGATGGTTCGAGTGGTCGGCACCGCCCGACGCCGACCCGGGCGACCCGAGCGCGTGGGCGTACGCCAACCCATCGATGGGGTACGGCATCCCCGAGCGCAACATCAGGGCGTCATTCACGACCGACCCGCCCGACGTGTTCAGGACGGAGTGCCTCTGCCAGTGGGTCGAAGCCGTGGAACAGCCGCCGTTCCCAGAGGACAGCTGGGCGAACGGCACAGACGCGACATCGACCATCCCCGCGGGCGTCCCGTTCGCCGTTGGCGTCGACGTGAGCGCCGACCGCGAGCACTCGGCGATAGCCGTCTGCGGTCGCCGCTCCGACGGCAGGCTGCACGGCGAGGTCGTGGCATACCGCCCCGGCATCGGCTGGCTGGTCGACTGGTTTCGCGAGCGCGTCGGGCGCAAGGGATGGCCCGAGCCGATACAAGTCGCGCTGCAAGGGCGCGGGGCGCCCGTCTCGGCGGTCGCCGAGCTGCTGCAGGCCATCGACGGCGTCGAGGTCGTCGAGGTCATGGGGCGCGACGTTGGCGCGTACTGCGGGCGCCTCTGGGACGCCGTCGCGGCGTCCGCGCCCGAGACGAACAGCGACGCGACGCGCGTCATGCACCGACCGCAGCCAGTCCTAGACCTCGCGGCGAACGTGGCGGTCACGCGCCCCGTCGGCGACGGCGCGTGGATGTGGGACAGGCAGAAGAGCCGCGAGGACATCTCGCCGCTCGTCGCTTTGACGATGGCCCACGGTCTGGAGACGAGAGTCCCCGAGCCGCCGAAGACGAAGACGAAGCCGACGGCGTACGCCGACCACGGCGTTCTCACGATCTGAAAACGAAGGGGGTAGCCGATGGGCATCCTCGACCGCGTTCGACGCGTCTTCGCGCCGAGCGTCTACGCCTACGCCATCACGCCCTCGGGCGCGGTGAGCGTCGCGGACTACAGCATCGACAGGCTGTATCGCACGCAGCCGAACCTGCGGGCGGTCGTGACGTTCCTTGCCGACAACGCCGCGCAAGTCCCGTGGAAGGTCTACGAGAGGGCGAGCGACAACGACCGCGTTCGCGTCATGGACAGCCCCGCCGCGCTGCTCCTACGGCGCCCGAACGAGGACATGACGGCCTACGAGTACAAGCGGCGCGTCTTCGCCGACCTGCTGCTGTACGACCGCCACGTCTCCATCATCGGCCCCGACGCCGACGCCCCGAGCGGGTGGGCGCTTCGCCCCGTCCCCGCGCCGTGGGTGACCGAGTACCGCGGCGCGTCCCCGTGGGCGCCCGAGTCGATTATCGTCCGCAACCCGAGCGGGCGGGCCATCGAGGTACCGCGCGACGCATTCGTTCTCTGGCACGGCTACGACCCAGCCGACCCCACGCGCCAGTGCTCGCCCGTCGAAGCGCTGGCCGACGTTCTCCACGAGCAAATCGAGTCGAACGGCTACCGCCGCCAGATGTGGACGGGCGGAGGGCGCTTCAATGCCTACGTGAGCCGTCCCGCCGACGTGGAGAAGTGGAGCACCGAAGCGTTCGAGCGCTTCAAGCAGAGCTGGGACGAGAGCTGGGCGGGCAAGGACGCCACGCAGGGCGGGAAGATGCCCATCCTAGAGGATGGCATGCAAATCAAGACCGTTCCGTTCAGCGCCCACGACGCCGAGTGGTCTGAAGCGAAGAAGCTGGGCCGCGAGGACGTGGCGGGCGTGTACAACGTCAACCCCGCGCTTATCTGGCCGGGCGAGGGCCAGACGTACGCGAGCGCGAAGGAGAACGCCCGCGCCCTCTACAATGACACGCTCGCGCCGAAGCTGATGCAGGTCGTCGAGCGCGTCAACATGGACATCCTGCCCCGCATAGGCGAGCCGAGCGGCCACTATGTCGAGTACGACCTGTCGGTGAAGCTGCAGGGCAGCTTCGAGGAACGCGCCGCCGTCATCCAGTCCGCCGTCGGCGGGCCGTGGCTCACCCGCGACGAGGCCCGCGCCATGTTCAACCTGCCGCACATCGACGGCGCGGACGAGCTGATCGTCCCGCTGAACGTCATCGAGGGCGGTCTCGCTTCGCCGCGAGACACAGACCCGACCGTCGACCGCTACAGCGGCGACCCCGACGTGAAGTCGTGCGGCTGCGACGCATGCAAGCACGCCAACGCAGCCGCGCCGAAGCGCCACAAGGCAACGGCGAGCGACGCCGACGCCGACGAGATGGCCGAAGTCCTCCGCGCATTCTTCAAGCGTCAGTCGCGGTCGGTCGTCCCGAAGATAAGTGCCGACCCGACCGTCCCCGACGAGGGCGACCCGAGCTGGTGGAACAGCGAGCGTTGGGACAAGGAGCTGGCCGACGACATGCAGCCCGTGGCCCAGCGGCAGAGCGACGCGCACGCCCGCGCGACCCTCGCCGACCTCGACGAGGACGCGAGCAGCTACAGCCCGCGCCAGACGACCGCCTATATCCGCGCCCTGTGCGAGCGACGCGCCCGCATGGTCAACGCCGCGACGCTCCGCGAGCTGGTCGAGGTCGTCGAGGACGAGGACGGAGAGCGCACGCCCCGCGACGTGTACGAGCACGCCGAGGAAAACCGCATCGTCACGGGCGCGACCGCGTTCGCGACGGCAATCGCGGGATGGGCGGCGCTCGAAGCCGTCCGACAGTGCGCACCGCGCAGGGGCGCAACGAAAACGTGGGACGTGACGAGCGGCAACCCGCGCCCGAGCCATGCGGCCATGAACGGCGAGACCGTCCCGTATGACGAGCTGTTCAGCAACGGCGCGAAGTGGCCGGGGGACGCCGACGCCCTAAGCGCCGAAGAGGTCGCCAACTGCCAGTGCGCCGTCACGATTGAAATCCCGTAGGGGGCGCCGATGCTGCACATCATCACTGGCCCGCCGTGCGCGGGCAAGTCGACGTACGTCCGCGAGCACGCGCAGCCGAACGACGTGCGCGTCGACTTCGACGCCATCGCGCAATGTCTCGGCGCGGCAACGTCCCACGCGTCGGAGGGCATGCCCCGCGAATGCGCGTTCAAGGCGCGGGCGGCGGTAATCAAACACCTGCTCGACCACGCCGACGAGTGCGACGCGTGGATCATCCATACCGACCCCGCCGACTGGCAGCGCAGCGCCTACGAGGACGCGGGCGCCGAGTTCGTCGAACTCGACGTGGACATGGAGACGTGTCTCGCCCGCGCCCGCGAGGACGGGCGCCCAGAGGGCGAGGACGAAGCAATCCGCGCATGGTTCGCGCGGCACAAGAAAGGCGCATCAATGGCCATCAAGTACAAGGCGGCGCCAGGAGCCGCCGACATGCCGAGCGACGGAGCCGTCGAGGGCTACGCGGCCACGTTCGACCGCATCCCCGACAGCTACGGCGACATCATCGCCCCGGGCGCGTTCGCCGCGTCGCTGGAGCGTTGGGCATCGGAGGGCAAGCCAATCCCGCTGCTCTACGGCCACAACACGGACGACCCGCATCACAACATCGGCAAGGTGACCGAAGCCCGCGAAGACGACCGCGGGCTTTTCGTTCGGTGCGAGTTCGACGCCGACAACGAGCTGGCGCAGTACGCGCGGAAGCTGGTCAAGGAGGGCCGACTCTACCAGTTCAGCTTCGCGTACGAGATTCAGGACGCGGGCACCGTGACCCTCGACGACGGCACCGAAGCGTACGAGCTTCGACGGCTCGACCTGTTCGAGGTGTCCCTCGTGCAGATTCCCGCCAACCAGCGGGCGACCGTAACCGACATCAAGCAGGGCGCCGCGCACGTGAAGAGCGGGCGCCGCAACTCAAAGGCCGACGCGGACGAGCTAAGGCGCGTCCTAGAGCTGGCCGACGACATCACGACCACCGTCCGCGGCCTTCTGGCCGACGAGGACGACGACGGCCCGAACGACGACACGCGCAAGTCGGAGGAACCCGCAGGGGTCAACGACGAGGACGCAGCCGCGAAGGCGTACGCCGCACTCATGGACGAGGTTAACGCCCTACTGAAGAGCACAGATTAAGGAGGTCAGCACATGACCATCAACGAGCGTTACGACGCTGCAAAGGCGGCACTCGCCGCCGTCAAGGATGGCGACGACGCCGACGCCATCAAGGCCGCAATCGCCGAGTTCAAGGCCGCGGAGGACGCGAAGAAGGCCGCGGACGACGCCGCCGCCCTCGTGAAGTCCCTCGCCAACACAACCACCGCAAAGGAGAGCGACCCCATGCCCAACGACGCCCCGAAGACCTTCGGCGAGTTCGCCGCCAAGAACCTCGACATGAACGCCTTCGCCAACGGCGCGAAGTCCGTCGCCACTGGCCTTAACTTCAAGGCCGCTACCGACCCGCAGACTTCCGTGCAGGTCGTGAGCTACGCCGACCAGCCGCTGGACACCGTCGCCCGCGAGATTAGCGTCCGCGACGTGTTCTCGCAGCTTTCCGTCTCCGGCAACACCGTTTCCTACGTCCAGATGGGCGCAACCGAGGGCGAGCCGACCGCCGTCAACGAGAACGGCGAGAAGCCGCAGATTCACGTCCCGACCGAGGACATCACCGAGAAGCTGGGCAAGGTTGCCGCATGGTTCTACGAGTCCGACGAGCTGCTGGCCGACAACGCCATGCTCCGCAGCGCCATCGACAACCGCGCCATCAACGAGGTTCGCAACGCCGCCGAGTCGACCATCATCACCAAGCTTCTCGCGACCGAGGGCGTCGGTAGGATTTCCGAAGTTCCTGGTCTTGACAACATCTTTACCGCGTCGATGCAGGTTCGCCAGCAGCACAACCACGCAGCCGATGCCGTGATCATCAACCCCACCGACTACGCGACGATGCGCCTCGCCAAGGACGGCAACACGCAGTATTACGGCGGCGGCGCCTTCTACGGCCCGTATGGTCAGGGCGGCGTCGTGCAGCAGCCCGGCATCTGGGGCCTGAACACCATCGTCACGACCGCCATCCCCGCTGGCACCGTCATTGTCGGCGCCTTCCGTCTCGGCGGCGCCGTCGTCACCAAGCAGGGCGAGGGCATCGGCCTGGAGGTTCACCGCGGCGACCACGACGACGCAATCCACAACCGCGTGACCGTCGTCGTCGAGGAGCGTCTCGCCCTCGCCGTCTACTACCCCGCCGACTTCGTGGTCATCAAGTCTGCCTAGTCACCAACCAGGGGGACGGGCGACCGTCCCCCGACCCATGGGGAGGTCGACATGCTTCGCATCTACAAGGCCCCGAGCGGCCATCTCTACCAGTACGAAGAGGGCAACCAGCCCACGGGGTACGTCCTCGCGGAGCCGACGCCCGAGCCGAAGCCGACGCCCGCGAAGGCGCGGACGCCGCGAAACAAGGCACGCAAGACCAGCACCAAGTAAGGGGGCGCCCATGCTTACGCCGTGGGGCTACGAGGTCGAGGAACTTCCGGCCATCATCGACGCCGACACGTTCGACGAAATCACGGGCGGGCGCTACTCCAGCGACACGCGCGTGCAATCCGCCATCGACGCCGCCACCGCGGCCATCCGCGCATACTGCGGCTGGCACGTCGCGCCCGTCCTCGCGTGCGAGTACGTGGCCGACGGCGAGCGCGGCGACATCTGGCTACCGTGCGTCGGGCTTCGCAGCGTGGAGGCCGTGGAGTTCGACGGCGTGGAGCAGGTCGTGAAGGGCTTCAACCGCCTCGGGCGCGTGCGCACCGACCGCCCGCAGCCGTGCGGGCTGGGAAACGTCCGCGTGACCTACTCGGCGGGCTTCGACGTGGCGGCGACGCCCGACCTAGCGACGATCATCGCGCAGCGTGTCGTCGCGCACGTCGCGCTGGGGTCGTACGGCATCGCAAGCGAGAGCGCGGGCGGCGTCTCCGTAAGCTACAGCGGGCAGGCGTTGGAGGACGCAGGCGGGGCCTACTTGCCGCAGAGCGTCCGCGACGCCCTCGCCCCGTACAGGTTGGTGAAGTCCCATGCTGCCTAGCTGGTGCAATGACGCCGTGACGGTCGAGCGGGCGAGGCTAATCACGTACAACCGCCGAACGGAGCGCGATTGGGCGAACGCACAATCGCATATCATCACGGGCTGCAGCGTGCAGCCCGCGGGGACTTCGACTGACTTCGGGGCGGTCGACGCCGTGGCGGGCGCCGACGCCGTCCTGTACGCCCCGCCCGGTGCGGACATCCAGGAGGGCGACCGCGTCACGCACGGCGCTGCGACCTACGTCGTCGACGGCATCCCGTACGAGTGGCAGAGTCCCTACGGCCACGTGTCGCACGTTCAGGCCCGACTGAAGAAGTGGGCGGGGTGACGCCATGTCAAAGACGCAAGTCCGCGTCGAGCTGTTGAGCGACGGAATAGCCGCGCTCATGCAGTCCGCGGGCATCACGGGCGAGGTCGACGCGGCGGCGCAGCGAATCGCGAGCGCGGCGGGCGAGCACTTCGAAGCCCTGTCCGCGCAGGTCGTGGGCGACCGCTCCATGGCCCTTGTCGTCGCGAGCGACTACGAGGGTCTAGAGGAAGAAGCCCGCGACAAGGTTCTCACTAAGGCGGTGACATCGTGCAGGTCGTAAGCCCGATTGACGTGGAGAAGGCCCTCGCCGACGAGCTGGCCGCACGCATCCCGACCGCCAACGTCCACGCGGCGCCCGCGCCGCCCGACACGGCAGCGGGGACGGTGGTCGTCCAGTCCATGGGCGGCGTGCAGCAGACGCCCGTCTCCGACGAGTTCGACGTTGTGGTCTACGCCTACGCCGACACGTACGGCGCCGCCATGACCGCAGCCGCCACGATCGCCGCGGCTATCCGCGGCATCGAGTCGACGGGCGCCGTCGTGGAGGGCGTCGACTGGACTACCACCAGCGCACGCCCGCCGTACGACGACCCCGACCCAGACCGCCCGACGCTACGCCGCGCGACCGTCCACGCGACCGTGGGCGCCCGCGGCATCCCACTAACCATCGACGAATAAGGAGGGCCAATCATGGCCGGAATTGATTCGAACAAGGTCTATCTGCTCGGCCCCGACCAGACGAAGACCACGGGCGCCCTGATGAACGGCGCCATCGGCGCAGCCGCGCCGACCGACGCCCGCACCGCACTCGGCCAGGGCTGGACGAGCGCCGCGGGCTACCTCTCCGAGAGCGGCGTTACCCTCAACATCAGCCGCAGCACCACCACCATCAAGGATTGGGGCCTGAACTCCGTCCGCGTCGCTACGACAGACTTCGGTACCAACATCACGGGCGAGTTCCTGCAGATGGACGGCGAGACCGCAAAGACCCTTTTCGGTGACGCGAACGTCACCGTCACCCCCGCTACCACCACCAAGCCCGAGACAGTGAAGATTGGCATCGGCCCCGACATGCCGCCAGCCAAGGCGTTCTGCCTGAACATGAAGGACGGCGACCGCCGCGGGCGCATCTACATCCCCAACGGCCAAATTACGCAGGTCGGCTCCCCGACCTTCGTCCCCGGCGCGGGCAACGTGTGGCCCTTCACGCTCGAATGCTACGACGACGGCACGGGCCACTCCGTCTATCTGTTCCTGGACGACGGCACCGTGGCGAGCGCATAAGACCGAAGCACTAGGGAGGAAAGACCATGCTTAATCTTGACGACATCCAGCCGCGCGTGATGGAGTTCCGTCTGGGCGGCGAGACCTACGCCGTCCCGACCCTCGACGCCCTCGAAGCCGACCCCGTTCTGTCGCTTATCGAGGACGGCAACGTCGACCGCGCCGACATCATCAACCTGTTTCGCGCCGTCCTCGACAAGCACGCGAAGGGCGCCGTCGAGCACATGACCCTCGCGCAGCTTCACGCCCTTCTTGCCGAGTGGCAAAGGACGGGCGACGCGGGGGAATCCTCGCCCTCGTCCGACTAGACCGCGAGACGGGCGGGGCACTGACCGCCGACATGATGGAGCGCCTGGGCTGTTCGCTGGTCCAGGCGCCCTTCTTGTATGGCTGGCACGCCGTCATGATGTGGGCGCGGCACCTGCCGCAGGACAGCGCCGTCTGGCGGGCGCGGCATCCCGAAGAGGCGGCGTTCGCGAGCGACTACCAACGCGCGATCATCGCCGCCGACACCTTCGACGCCGTCATGCGCGTGATAGGCACCATCGCAGCCGCGCACGGCACGAACGTCCGCGACCCGCAGCCGTATCCGCGACCGCACGACGGGCGCAAGACGGAGCACTTCGGGAGCGGCGGCATCCCAGTAAGCGAATTCGAAGCGTGGTACTACGCTGAAGAGTAGGGGGCGAACATGGCAGACGGCGCAACCGTCGCTAATGCGTACGTCCAAATCATGCCGTCCGCGCAGGGCGCTAAGGAGAACATCACCGACGCCATCCTGCCCGCAGCCGAGAGCGCGGGCGACAGCGCGGGCGAAGCCATCGGCGGCGGCATCCTCGGCAAGCTAGGCGAGCTGAAGGGGCCGCTCATGGCCCTCGGCGGCACGCTGCTTGCCGCCGTGAGCGTGCAGAAGATAGCGTCGGCGCTCATGGACATCGGCGGCGAGTTCGACGAAATGACCGACGCCATCATCATCGGCACGGGCGCGTCTGGCGAAGCCCTCGACGCCCTCGTCGGCTCCGCGGAGACGATCGCGACGACCGTCCCCGTAAGTTTCGGCGAAGCGGGAGACATCGTCCAGAACATCAACACGCGCATGGGGTTGGTGGGCGACGAGCTGGAGAGCGTCGGCGAGCGCGTGGCCGCACTCGGCCAACTCACGGGGAGCGCAATCAACCTCGACACCCTCACGGGCGCCCTGAACCAGTTCGGCGTAGCGGGCGAGGACGCGGGCGCCGTCATGGACTACTTGTGGGGCGTATCCCAGTCGACGGGCATCAGCTTTGACCAGCTGACGGGCGTCCTCGAAAGCAACGCGCCTGCGCTTCAAGCCCTAGGCTTCTCGATGGAGGAAGCCGCGAACATGGCGGGCCTTCTTGACAAGGCTGGTCTCGACGCAAACGGCACGATGGGCAAGCTATCGAAGGCGCTAGTCGAGCTGGCGCAGCCGGGGGAGTCCGCGGAAGACGCGTTCAATCGCGTCGTCGGTCAGCTCGGCGAGTACATCGAAGCTGGCGACGAAGCCGCCGCGCTTGACCTCGCGTCGCAAATCTTCGGCACGCGCGGCGCGACCCAGTTCGTCGCCGCCGTGGAGTCGGGCGCACTTTCCCTCGAAGACCTGGAGGACGCGGCGCTCGGCGCGGGCGACGGCATCATGGGCACGCTTGACGCGACCATGGACTGGCCCGAGCGATTCGAGCTGTTGAAGAATTCCGCGAAGCTTGCACTAGAGCCTTTGGGCGGCGCCCTCATGGACGCGGCAACGCAGGCCATGGAGACGCTAGCCGAGGTCATGGGCGAGATTGACCCCGCCGTCTTCGAAGAGCTGGGCGCTGTCATCGGCGACGTTCTGACAGTGGCCGTCGAGGGCTTCGCGGCGGCGCTGGAATTCCTCGTCGAGCACAAGGAGGAAATCGGCGCGTTCTTCGACGCCATCAAGACCGCCATCGACACGGTAATCGAAGCCGTGGGGCCGCTGGTCGACAAGTTCGTCGAGATAGCGAGCAGCATCCCCGAAGCGGTCGGCGCCATGGCGACCACGCTAGCCGAGAAGTGGGAGACCATCAAGACGAAGGTCGCCGACACGTGGGACGGCATCAAGACCAAGATTTTCGACACGTGGGAGAGCATCAAGACCAAGGTGACGACCGCCGTCGAGAGCGTGAAGACGAAGGTCGCGACCGCGTTCGAGAGCGTGAAGACCAAGGTCACCACGACGTGGAACGGCATCAAGGACGCCATCACGCGCCCCATCGAGCGGGCGAAGGAAGCCGTGCAGAACGCCGTCGACCGCATCAAGAGCATCTTCAACTTCAAAATCACGTGGCCGCACATCCCCGTGCCGTCGTTCCACATCAGTGGCTCGCCTAACCCGCTCGACTGGCTTTCGGGCGGCTTGCCGAAAATCAGCATCACCTGGCACGCAAAGGGCGGCTACATCGACGAGCCGACCATCCTTCTCAACGGCGTAGGCGAGAAGGGCGGCGAGTTCGTCTGGCCGTCCTATGAGCCGTATCTTTCGCGATACGCCGCGGCCATCGCCGACGCGATGGGCGACGGGGTCGGCACCACCAACTACTACATCGACGGCGCCATGGTCGCAGCCGACGCGCAGCTCGCCGCCGCGCTCGAGGTCGTGGCCCAGCGCGTCGCCGTGCGAAACAGGATGGGGGCGAGGTAATGGCCGAGGGCTGGGGCAATCAAGTCCACCATTGGCAGTCGTACGTCGAGGCGTCGGTCACCTCCGAGACCACCACGACTGCGACAATCACCTGCAAGACCTACTGGCACTCCATCTCGTGGGGCTACTCGGTATACGGCCACGGCTACGGCGTCATCGGGTCGACCACTGGCAGCGACAGCGGGACGGTGGTCTTCGAAAGTGGCACGGGCGCGAGCGTCTATCAGCTTCTCACGACCATGACGAAGACCATCACCAAGACGGACTCGTCCCAGTCGGTCACCTGCAAGGGCGTCGCGATCATGACGGGCCGCGCCGACGCCAACGGCACCAGCACGGCCACGTGCACCGTGACCGTCCCGGCCATCGCCTACGAGAAGCCCAACGCGCCGAGCGGATGCAGCGTCTCACGGGCATCCGACGCGCAGATGAACGTCACGTGGACGAACGGCTCGACAACGACCACGAAGCCCCGCACCGCGACCGTGGTCGAGCGTTCGACCGACGGCGGCTCGTGGACGCAGGTCGCGAGCGTCGGCAGCTCTACCACCAACTACAGCGACAAGTCGACCTCGGCCAACCACCGCTACAGCTACCGCGTCCGCGCCAAGAACAGCGTCGGATACTCGTCATATTCGACGAGCGGCTACTCGTACACGACGCCCGCCGCGCCTTCGAGCGTGACCGCGGAGACGACCAGTACGACGCAAGTCAGGGTCGACGCCACGGCGTCCGCGCCGTACGCCACGGGCTACGACGTGCAGGTGAGCTGGGACGGCGGCGACTGGTCAACCGTCGCAAGCAACGCGTCGCTGCCAGTCACCGACAGCGTGGCGGGGACGCGGGCGACCTACCGCGCCCGCACCGTCCGTGGCTCGCTCGCGTCGGCGTGGGTTGAGTCGGCGCAAATCGTGACCGCCACGACGCCGCTCGCCCCGACCGTCACCGTCAGCCCGTCGGGCGTGGTCGCCGTCGGCGAGACGGTGACCGTCGCGTGGTCGCCGAACCATCCCGACGGCTCCGCCCAGACCGCCGCGACCGTCCGCATCACGTCACCGAGCGGCACGACGACGCAGCAGGTGAGCGGGACGGCGACGACCTACGCCGTCCCCATCACGCGCGGCGGCTCGTGGACGTTCGAGGTTCGCACCGAGGGCGTGGCTTCGCAGGGCTACGGCCCGTACAGCACGGCCGCGACCGTACAGGCGTTTAGCGCCCCGACGGTCGTCATCGACAGCCCAGCCACTGACGGCGCCGTGGTCGACGCCCTGCCGCTGGTCGTTGCGTGGAGCGTCACCGACGACACGGGGACGACGAGCGCCCAGCGCGTCACCATCACCGACGAGCGCGGCGCGATCGTCTACGCGAACGCGAGCGTCCCCGCGGGCGTCACGTCCCTGACATTGACCGCCGCCGACCTCCCGACCATCGCCAACGAGACGGCATACATTGTCCGCGTAAACGTCACGGGCGGCTCGGGACTCAACGCCGCCGCTTCGCGAGAGTTCGCGACCGACTGGGCGGCGCCCGCGCTGCCGACCGCGACCGTCACCAACGACCCCGAGACGATGGGCGTTAATGTGACCGTCTTCGATGGGACGGGCGAGGGCTTGCCCGCGACCGCGTCATTGATCGTGACGCGCATCGACCCCGCGGGCGTGACGTGGGTCGTAGCCGACGGCATGGCGAGCGGCGACACCGCCGTCGACCCGCTGCCGCCGCTGGGCGTGACGTACGCCTACCGCGTGACCGCCGTCACGGAGACGGGCGCGACCAGCTCGATAGAGATAACGAATGTCATGGAGTCCCGCGCGTGGGTCTTCAACTTCGGGGACGGCGCCGCCGAGGTCTTGACGATGGTGGGCAACCCCAAGGCGAGCTATTCGCTCGACCAGGGCGGCGAAGCCTACCACTTCGCCGACGGCGGCGCGGGCGATGGCCTGCCCGTCTGGTACGGCACGACCGACCGCGACGAGAACGGGACGCTTTCGTTCGACACCGTCCTATGGCAGGAGACAGACAGACTCCGCGAGCTATGCCGACTGAACCCCGTCGCGTGGATTCGTGACCCGTTCGGCCACCGCTGGCGGGCGCACGTGAGACCGCGCATATCCCACGGCGTCGGTCAGCTTTGGCAGGCGTCGGTGACGTGGGACGCCGTTCGCTATCGGGAAGCGTGGTAAGCAATGGCAGACTGGACTAAGCCGTTCGAAGCGGCCTACCGCTTTGTGCGCGTCGACCGCCTGACGGGCTACGAGACGGAGACGCTGGAGGGCTTCGAGAACGGAACTCTTTCGATAAACCAGGACACACAGACGTTCGAGTCCGCGCAAGCTGACACCGCCGCGTTTATGGACTTAGGCGCCGACCTCGTCCGCTGCTACCTCGACGCGACGTTCTACGACGGAGCAGACGAATCCGTCTGTCTTGGGACGTGGCTTCTCAACATCCCGAGCGCCGACATAGACGGCGAGGTCGAGTCTTGCGCGGCCTACCTCGACGGGCGTCTCGCCGAGCTTCAGGACGACGGGTTCGACGCTCCGATCGTCGTGCCATCCGGCACCAACATCGTGGAGCTGGCCCGCGGCATCGCCGAGGGCGCGGGGCTTTCCGTCCGCGCGACCCCGAACGAGAAGGAACTCGGCGCAGCGTGGCAGTTCGGATTCAGCGACTCTGGCGAGGGAAGCGGCGGGTCGAAGCTTGACGCCGTGAACGAGCTGATGGGGCTGGTCGGCTACGCGAGCGCACGCACCGACCCCTACGGAGTCGTCATCATGGGCAAGGCGCAGAACGCCGCCGAGGACGCGCCCGTCTGGACGTTCCGCGAGGGCGAGGGCGCGACGTTCCTTGCGAAGGCCAAGCGCGAACGCGACACCCGCGACGTGAAGAACGTCGTCCACGCCATCTACGAGACGGACGAGAAGACCGTCATCGGCGAAGCCGTCGACGACGACCCGACCAGCCCGTTCTCCACCGTGTCGCTGGGGCGGCGCAACGTCGCCAACTACCAGTACCGAGACGAAGCCACGCAAGCCGAAGCCGACGCCAAGGCCGCGGAGCTTTTGGCGACGGCGCAGTCGGTAATCCGCCGCGTGACCCTGCGGCACGTCTACTGTCCCGCCCGTGTGGGCGACGTTGTGGCGGTCGAGTGGCCGACCGCGGGCATCAGTGGCCGCTACGTGATTCGCACGCAGTCGGTCGCCATCGGCTCGGCGGGCTGCTTGACCACGTCGGAGCTACGAGCGTTCGAAAGGAGGGCGAATGCCTAGCGGTATCGAGTACGGCGCCGACCTCATCGCCGCCGAGGTTGTCGACATGCCCGCGCAGAACCCGCCCGCCCGCTGGCGCTGGGGGACGGTCGAGTCCGTGGGCGCGGGCGTGATGCAGGTCAACATCGGCGGCGCGTCCGTCCCCGGCATCCGCTGCGCCGAGCACGTCATGGGCGCCAAGGTCGGCGACCGCGTCCGCGTGGCCTACTACGGCCCCGACGCCATCGTCGACGCCATACGCGCCGCGGGCGGCAGCGAGTCGCACTCGCCGCTTGCCTTCCGCGAGTGCGCGACAGAGTCGACCAGCATCTCGTCGGGCGCGTGCGTGGAGGTCAGCGCGACCATTCCGACCGTCGAGGGATACACGCGGCGCGGCATCATCCAGACGTGGACGACGGGAACGGGCAATACGATCGTCGGGTCGCAGAGTTGCAGCGGCAGCACCGCCTTGGCAAAGGTTCGTGCCAACAACACGTCAGAGGTCGTGGTGCATTTTTACGTTTTGTATGAGCGCAACTAAGTAAGGAGACACCATGAGCTACACCATCCCTGATTCCGTCCAGACCAAGGCCGAGGCCGTCCTCGCCGTCGCGTCGGCAATCGCCGACGAGGACATGGGCGCACGCTACGACGGCACCGTCAACACGTTGCTCGACGTGCTGGCCGACGTGCTCGCCGCGCAGGACGTGCAGGTACCGCAGACCAACGCGGGCGCGATTCTCGCCCTCGCCCAGTACGCGCACGGCGGAGGCGGAGGAGGTGGCACATCGACAATCACGTTCTACGACAACACGCAAGAGCCTCCCGTCGAGATGGAATCTGTTGTCTATCCCGCAGTTTGGAGCGCAGAAGAGAATTGCTTTGTGCCCGACAAGACAGCTGGCACGGTGTCTGAATTTGTGCACGGCTCGATATACGCAGTTGACACGACGGAATACTCAGTCGGTGATGTTACGCCAAGTCTCGAAAGCACTGTCCTCTTGCCTATTTATGGCAACGATTTCGTCATGCCAAGCATGGATATGGTCATGCGCATTCTCCCGGTGTAGCGTTAGGTAGGTGAACCATGCCCTCATCAATCGACGTTTTCCTCCAGCCCGTCCGCGACGGGCGGGCGCAGGTCGCTATCGTCGCGCTCTTCGTCCTCGCCGCGCTCGACGTGCTTTTCGGTTGCACAAACGCGATGTTCGTCCAGCACGACTTCGCGAGCCACGAGTTTCGAGCGGGGTTGATTCGCAAGCTGTCCAATTTCGGCATCGTCATCGCGGCAGACGTGGTGGACGGGATGCTGCTGGGCGGGTTGGAGCTGGGGTATCAGCCCGTTCTAATCACCGTCACCGTGTCGCTTGCCCTCATGGAGCTGTGGTCGCTGTTGGAGATTTTCGCGGAAATGCACCCCGAGATTTCCGATGCGGCGTGGTACCAGATGCTGTTGCACAGCAAGGATGGGCTGCGAAAGGATGATGCAGAGTGACCATGACTGGCAAGCAGGCTGTGCAGCTCGCGGCTGGTTACATTGGGCGCGGCCCGTCCACCTTCTACGACTACTACTCCAAGCACTTCTCGTCGTTCCACGTCGGCAACTGGTGCGCGTGCTTCGTCTCCTGCATCGTCAAGATGGCCGGCGCGACGTGCGCTGGACTCCCGGGCGTCTACTGCCCGACCATGCGCAACGAGGGCATCAAGGCTGGCAAGGCCGTGAGCGTGGCCAACGCGCGACCAGGCGATATCGTCTACTTCAACTGGGACGGCAACCAGCGCGCAGACCACGTTGGCATGTGCGAGTACGTGAGCGCGGGCAACATGACGATCACGACCATCGACGGCAACGTGAGCAACCGCGTGGGGCGGCGCACACGTCGCTGGAACGAGGTAATGAGCGTGATTCGCCCGAGCTACGCAGCCGACATCATCGAGAAGGCCAAGCTGCTGGTTGACGGCGTGCGCGGCAAGCTGACGGTCTCAAGGCTACAGGAGGCGCTGCGTGACAAGGGCGTCTACAGCGCTCACGTCGATGGCGTGTTCGGCGTAAAGACCGCGACGGCGTTGCAAGCCTATCTCGCCAAGCTGGGCTACTACACCCGCGCGGTGGACGGGGACTTCGGGTATTACTCCGTGGTCGCGTTGCAGAACTGGCTCAGGCACCTCGGCTACTACACTACCGCGTACCTCATCGACGGCGACTGGGGCAAGGTCACGACCAAGTGCCTGCAGCAGGCCCTCAACGCGGGCAAGTTCTAGCGCAACCGCCGCGCGTGCTCGGCTCCCATGACGTGCTCCCCCCTCCGCGTCCCTCCTCCCTCTCCTTCCCTGACTCGCGCGGCTTTGCGATGCCCCGTCCCCGCCAATCGCGGGGGCGGGGCTATATTTGTCTTGAAACCAATTTTCGCGTCCCAGTCGCGTCCCAAGTGGCCGATTTTGACCTGCGAATTCGCGGCGGCGGTTCACAAAACCGCAGGTAATGAGGCTGTTTGCGACTATTCGCAACACCGCGCATAGACGATCACGGTGTAGGCGACAACGCTACTACCAGCTCAAACGCAAAACTGCGTCCCAGAATCGTCCCAATCACGCCCACGTCCAGCCCGCGTCGAACTGGTTGGCTGCGTAAGCAGATGACACCACCGACACGAACTGCGCCGCACCCGGCTTGTCATAGTGGCGCCCAGTGACACCCTCGCCGACATGCCCCATAAGCGGCTCGATGTAGTATGGCTCGACGCCGAGAGTCCATCGCATGTAGGTTTGCCACGAGTTGCGCCCGTTCTTCAACGGGTGCCACGGTTCTATGACGCCGCGCAGGGACTCCCACGACGAACGGATGCGGCTTCGCGGCGCATAGCCGCCTATGCCGTCAGACGTGAGCCAATCGTCGGCGGTGGACGCCAGTTCGAGCAGCCGACGCCCAGCCCTGCCGGGGATGACGGCGCTGCGGTAGCTCCACCTGTTCTTCAACGCGTCCGTCAAGCGCCCGTCCTGCGTGACCTGACGCTCGATGCGAACGACGGCGCACCCGTCAATCTCGCTCACGTCCCCGACGCGCACGCCAAGCGCCTCGCCGACGCGGCACCCGCCGAAAGCGACGAGCAGGAACGCGGGCTCGTACCACTCTCCATGAACTCGCCGCCAGACCTTGCCGAGCTGTTCAAGCGTCCACACGCCATCGTCTCGTCGTGACACGGTGGACTTCGACGGCATGACGTACCGCGCCGCCATCGGGTTTGACGCGATCGTCTCGTATCGGACGGCGTAGTCGAGGATGACGCGCATGAGGGAGACGCTGGACTTCGCCGCGCTTGACCCGAGCGCCGATATCCACTGCTGGACTGCGAGCGGACGCACCTGGTCTACGGGGACGGACTCCCAGCGCGGAGCTACGTGGGCGTTCCATGTCGATAGGTACTGGCGCAGCGAGCGCGACGCCATGTCACCGTCACGCACCCTCTGCTCGAACGTAGGCAGCGCCCAGCGACGCCAGCAATCGCCCACGGACGGCACAGGGGCGTCCTGAGAGTGCTCTAGGCGCAATGCGGCCAATCGGTCGTAGGCGTCGCGCTTCGTGCCTCTGATGGTCTCTGAGCGGCGCTTGTAGCCGTCTGGCCCGTTCGCCCAGTAACGGATGCGCCATCGCTTGGAGTCCACCTGAGTGACGCTGCCCCAGTCGGCGCGGCGTGACTTGCGCGGCATGGCTAAGCACCTCTGCGGTAGTCTTCCGAGAGTTCGAGAAGATAGTCGGCGCTGCAATCGAGCGCTATGCACAGTTTCCTTATGTAGTCGGCGTTGGGGCGCGACGTGTCGTGTTCCCAACCACTCATGGTTTGTTTGGAGACGCCGACCTTGCCGCCCAGCTCTTCTTGCGTGAGCCTGCGATACCCTCGCATAGACGCTATCCTCTTGCCCAGGCTCATGTCAGCCTCCTTTGTCAATAATCCATGACAAGGGAATTATTACCAAAAAAGGCTTGCAAAAGTACGGGAATCTCGTACTATTAGGTGTGGGGCGCAGAAGTCCCGACGAACTTTGAAAACTGCAAGCGATTTGTCCGTATTCCCGTGGCGTATGGAAACGGACGGGTATCTGACAACCGAGGTCGCATGGATGCGTCCATGCGGCGTGGTAAGCCGATTGGAGGTACCGAATGGCACGACAGAACTATCGCAAGGCCCGCGAGGACGCGGGCATCAAGGCCGAGCGTGCAGCAGCCGAGCTAGGCGTCTCGATTACGACACTGTTCAATTGGGAGCGTGGCGATACTGCACCGACCGCTGACAAGCTCATCGACATGGCGAACCTGTACGGCAAGAAGGTCGATTTCCTTCTAGCGCTGGATTAACCATGTCGCGAGAGTACGAGAAAGTCGTACTCGTTTTAAACCGTCGCGCCATCGTGCTTCTTTGCGTGGGCTGCTGGAAACAACGACTTCTACACGGGACGTTTTGCGGCAAACGGCAGCTCACACAAAGGAGCACGGTGACGATACGGCACCGGACAGACCGACGCATCCCAACTGGCATGGCTCGCTTCCGCTCTCACCCTTCCTTCCAGCGCGGGTTCCATACAGCTTCCCCGCGCGGCGGTCGCAAGGTGGGAAGCCCGAGCGCACATCGGGCAGCGGGTTCTACTCCGATTTCCCCGCCACGGCCACCTGACCGAGCCGTGCCAGCTGGGGTGCGTCTAGAGAGAGGGGCGGCTATGCGCTGCCTTACGTTGCGGCAGGTCGCGAAGGAGACGGGCATCCGCTACGAGTTCCTTCTCGAAGCCGTCAGGAGCGGGGAGCTGCGGGCGTTCGTACCGCAAGGCATGAAGCGCAAGCAGTACGTCCGCACGGAAGAGCTGGACAGGTGGCTGCTTGCGATGGAGCAGGCAGACAACGACTAAAAGAGCGAGACCCCGCGACGGCCTAGGAAACCAGCGGAGTCTCTGCAAAGCCCGCTTGCGAGCGGGCGCTCAGACAAGGATACAACAATGGGCAGATACTTTTCGAGGTTGCTGTGGCTTCCCGACATCACCGACGAGCCAGTGACCGTGGGCGAGATGCTGTCCACCATCGCGACGGTGGTCGGCGGGCTCGCAGCGTCCATGGCAATCTGGCACATCGCGGGTGCTGCGATCAGGACGTGGTTCCAGTGAGCCACGCGAACTACGACTACGTGAAGCGGAACGAGTACGGCGACGAGTTCCGCTACAAGAGCGGCACTGGCAAGAAGTCCAGATGGACCGGCACGAGGGTGTGTCTCGGCCAACGCGAGGAGAGGGTGTTCTCCGGTGACAACCGCGACGCACTCGAAGCGTGGGCCGAGTGGTGTCACGAGTGCGAGCGGGAAGCCCCGCCCGAGGAGCCGACACCCGTCGTTCCGAGGCAGCACAGGAACGATGCGAGCGAGGTAAAGATGAGAGCGCCAATAACTGCCGAGACAAGAGCCGAGATAGAGGAGCTGCTTGAGTTCGGTGACATGACGCAGGCGGAGATAGCCAACGCATACGGAATCTCCCAGTCGTCGGTAGCCCGGATAAAGGCATCGGCATCTGACAAGGACGCACGTCGCGAGGAGCGCAAGCGCATCCGCGACGAAGAGCGCAGGCTCCGCGAGGAGGAGCGCGAGCGCGACAAGCCGACGCCGCTGCCTGACAACTTCACGCCGCGCGTGCAAGAGCGCCCTGCGCGATTCTTCCTGATCGCGGAAAAAGGCATGTCCGCGACGCTCTTCTCAAGCAGGGAGCAGGCAGAGAAGGTGCTTGGACTCATCAACGACATCAACCGTTGTGACATGGAGGTCATCGAGTGCAAGTTCTGGGACGAGGGGTGATGCGCGGTGAACTGGAAGTCTAGCCATTACTCGCAGTGGGGCGAGACGCACGGTGCTGGTGGAGTCAACTTCAACAGCGACGCCGGGAGCGCACAGACAATCAACTTCAACACGTTCAGGACGCAGCTGCCGCTGCCTACCGTCCCATCGACCGAGCGCATCGTGTCTACCTGCGGCAAGCACGTGCTGGTGTACTCGCGCATCTCCCGCGCCTACTTCGACCGCGCCCCGATTCGCGGGCTCACGTACATGGGGCGCTGCGGTGACGATGACGAGACGGCGCTTGTGCAATGGCACAAGTGGCTGAGAGAGCAGGGGGTGGACGTGTGATGGACTACGAAGAGTTCATCGAAGCAAAGAGGGCAATCATACCGCCCGCTGGATTCGAGCCTACCGTCATCAATGACAAGCTATACCCGTTCCAGCGCGATATCGTCGCGTGGGCGTGCCGCAAGGGCAAGGCGTGCATTTTCGCAGACTGCGGCATGGGCAAGACCGCAATGCAGCTCGAATGGGCACACCAAGTATGCCGACACGCTGGCATCGGCATCGTCTTGATCGTGGCACCGCTCGCGGTTGCAGCGCAGACGGTTCGAGAGGGTCGCAAGTTCGGCATCGAGGTCAACAGGTGCAGAACGGCATCGGACATGACCGAGGGCATCAACATCACCAACTACGAGATGCTTCACGCATTCGAGGGCGTTGTGCTCGATGGAGTCGTGCTGGACGAGAGTTCTATTCTCAAGAGCTATTCCGGCAAGATTCGCAACCAGATCATCGACATGTTCGAGAACGTCCCGTTCAAGCTGGCATGCACCGCAACGCCGTCCCCGAACGATTACATGGAGCTGGGCAACCATGCCGAGTTCGTGTCAGTCATGACGCGAACGGAAATGCTCGCGACGTTCTTCACTCACGACGGCGGCAACACGTCAAAGTGGCGGCTGAAGGGCCACGCGGTCGACGTGTTCTGGGACTGGGTTAGTCAGTGGGCGGTAACGGTCACGTCACCGTCAGACCTCGGATACGATGCGGGCGGATTCGACCTGCCCGAGCTGGACATCCATCAGGTCGTGGTCGAGTCTCCGACGCTGGTTGACGATTCGCGGTTGTTCGCCGTCGAAGCGATAACGCTGTCTGACCAGCAGAAGGCACGCAGAACGACGGTCGAGGTCAAGGCAGACTACATCGCCCAGAAGGTCAACTCCGACGATGGGCAATGGCTCATTTGGTGCGACCTCAATGCCGAGAGCGAGTATCTGGCAGAGTCCATTCCCGACGCCGTCGAGGTTCGCGGCTCCGACTCTGACGAGCACAAAGAGAAAGCCATGCTTGGATTCGCGGACGGCACGATTCGCGTGCTTGTCACGAAGCCGTCAATCGCTGGATTCGGCATGAACTGGCAGAACTGTCACCAGATGGCCTTTTGCGGGCTTTCTCACAGCTACGAGCAATTCTATCAGGCCGTGCGCCGCTGCTGGCGCTACGGACAGACCAATCCCGTGACGGTCGATGTGGTCGTGAGCGACCAAGAGACGGCCATCGTCGCGAACGTCATTTCGAAGCGCGACGCATCCGACGAAATGAAAGACCAGATGACAAGGAGAAGCATGAGGATTCGCATCGACGAGTCCATGACCGCGCGAGACTCCATGCCGTACATGACAGACACCGAACACGGCGATAACTGGGACTTGATGCTGGGTGACTGCGTAGAGCGCATCCGCGAGATTCCAGACGAGACGGTGGGATACACCATCTTCTCGCCGCCGTTCGCAAGCCTGTACACCTACAGCAACAGTGATCGCGACATGGGCAACTGCAAGACCGATGACGAGTTCGCCGAGCACTTCGCGTACCTCATTCCCGAGCTGTACCGCGTGACGGCACCGGGGCGGCTTTTGTCGTTCCACTGTATGAACCTGCCCACGACGAAGGAGCGCGACGGGTACATCGGCATCCGCGACTTTCGCGGTGACCTTATCCGAGAGTTCCAGAAGGCTGGCTTCATCTACCATTCCGAGGTCTGCATCTGGAAAGACCCCGTGACGGCGATGCAGCGCACAAAGGCGCTGGGGCTGCTCAACAAGCAGAAGAACAAGGATTCGTGCATGAGCCGTCAGGGAATCCCCGACTATCTCGTGACCATGCGCAAGCCTGGAGAGAACGCGACGCCCGTTTCCCACACGAACGAAGAGTTCCCCATTTCGATGTGGCAGCGTTACGCATCGCCCGTCTGGATGGACGTCAACCCGTCGCGCACGCTTCAGTACAAGTCGGCACGCGAGAACGAGGACGAGCGCCACATCTGCCCGCTGCAACTTGACGTCATCGAGCGCGGCATCGATCTGTGGAGTGCTCCTGGTGACCTCGTGCTGTCTCCGTTCGCTGGAATCGGCTCAGAGGGGTACGTCGCTGTGTCGAAGGGTAGGCAGTTCGTCGGCATCGAGCTAAAGCCATCGTACTTCAATGTCGCGGTCAACAACATGAGGGAAGCCGACCGCATCGCGTCGCAAAAGACGCTGTTTGACTTCCTGCGCGTTGACAACTGCGAGGTGTCGCAATGATTGGCCGCAAGCTGGACTCAATCGACCTGGACACCATCTACTACGGCTTCACCCACGGCGCATCGGCAACGACCGTCGCGGAAGCTATCGGGTGCCACCCCGACACTGTGCGCAAGAGCTACAAGCAGCTGCACGACGCCGAGGGCGGGGCGCGGCACAAGCCGCATGCTCCGTGGCCTCACAGCGTCCGCAGGGATGTGGTGATGCGCTACGAGTCGGGTGAGAGCGCGACGTCGATTGCCCGCGACGTCGGCTGCGACAGAACGAGCGTGTACCAGTGGGTCAGGATGCACAGAAAGGAGAGAGATGGCTGAGCACGCATACGAGCGGAGGGACGCGGACGGGAACGTCGCGTACTCGTTCGACTTCCCCGATGTGGGGTTCACCCCGAACATCGAGGACATGACCAATCAGTTCTGCATCGAGCAGGCACTCTACAAGATGATTGCCGATGACGTGAGCACAAGGAGCGCGGACAACCTGCGCGACTCAATCAACCAGCACTACTTGGAGCTGTACCGCACGACGGGCGCGAGGACGTTCGACCTGAAGATGCTAGGCGGCAAGGTCGGCACGGTGTCCATCAAGGCCCCGAAGCCAAAGCCAACGCAAGTCGTAGCCGAGGTCACCGACCGAGAGAAGCTGGACGCATACGACGATCCAGACTTCCTCGTGTACTGCACACGATGGATTGCAGCGCACCTTCCCGACATCGGGCGTGACTACTTCGAAGAGACTGGCGCAATGCCAGACGGCATGGAGCTGGTCGAGTACGAGACTCCCGCCGACACGCCGAAGCCAACCGTGTCCATCCGAGTCGATGCCGACAAGGTTGCTGCGGCGGTGGACGCGAGGGCGCTGGGGAACATCGTCCACGGAATGTTGGAGGGCTGAGATGGGCGTTCCGGTACTAGTCATGGGGCCAAGCGGCACGGGCAAGACGTACAGCCTGCGCAACATGCCGCCAGACTCCATCGCGCTAATCGAGTGCGAAAAGACGATGCTCCCGTTCAAGAGCGATATCAAGTTCTTCCGCACCAAAGACTTCACGCAGCTGCAAGCAGCCGTGGCGGGCGCTGCGTCCGCTGGGATGCCAGCCATCGTGGTGGACGATTTCGGCTACTGCATCACCGACATCTACATGCGCGGCAGCTGGGGTGACGAGAAGTATCGTGACCAATTCGAGGTCTACAAGGAGATTGCTGGTCGCGTCTACCGATTCATCGAGTTCATCAACGACCTGCCACAAGATGTCATCGTCTATCTCATCATGCACACCGACGTGGACGCCGCTGGCAACACCGTGCCACTGACGGTCGGGAAGCTGCTGAACGAGAAGGTCGGTCTGGTTGGGATGTTCAACGTGGTCATCCTCTCCGAGTACAGCGGCGGCGAGCACAAGTTCATCGTGAGCGGCAAGCCGCCCGCGAAGTCCTGCGGGGCTTTCGAGACCGACGAGCTGCCGAACGACCTGGCGCTGGTCAATAACGGCCTGCGCGACTTCTTGGGGTGGACGAATGAGGGTGAGTGACGCCACAGCATTCGAGCTGTCCAGCGCTTGCGATGACTACTTCGGCCAACTGCTCATTGACGGATGCGACAAGGAAGTGGCGTTCGACCGCACCTATGACGCATTCGCGAGCGCGCTGGACGATGACCCCGAGCGCCACTGCTTCGACAAGCGAGACCGACTGTTTGAGAATCGTCTGCGGACGATCATAAAGAGAAGGGAAACAGCATGAAGTCATTCAACTGGGACGCGATTCAGTCCACCGCGCAGGGTGAGTTCACGCCGCTGCCTGCGGGCCCGTATGTGGCCAAGGTGCTGGACGCCATCGACAAGCCCGAGAAGGAGTACGTGGAGGTCATCTTCGACATCGCCGAGGGCGAGCACGCGGGCTACTACTCCGACGATTGGGGCAAGGCGCACCCCTACGCGCACCACTTCTTCATGAGCTACAAGGACACGGCGCTTGGCATGCTCAAGGGCACGCTCGATGCGTTCCAGAAGTCCAACCCCGGCTTTGACCCGTTCGCCGCGTGGGACGCTGGACGGCTCGACATGTTCCGTGGCCGCATCGTCGGCGTCAACCTGCAAGAGGAGGAGTACCGCGACTCGAACGACGAGATTCGCACGCGCCTGAACGTCTGCGCGAGGGTGGACGCCCAGCAGGTTCGCGACGGCAAGGTCAAGCCGCGCCCAAAGAAGTCCATCGGCGGTGGTGGCCAGGTGGCGAGCAAGCCAGCCTCGCCTATCGATAACATCGACCTTCCATGGGTCAAGTAGCAATCGCATAGCAACGACCAACAACGGCGGGGGTGGCTTCGAGTCCATCCCCGCCCTCACTTGGAGGTAGCCTATGCAGGGCAAAATCTACGAGGACACGCGGCAGCAGATTGCCCGTGGTGACAAGCACCGGAAGAAGCACACATGGTTCGCGGCGCATGACGTGATGATCGTGCGCAAGAAGCTGGACTTTGGTGACTATATAAGCGATGAGTCAAACATCGCCGTGGACACCAAGCAGAACATCGGCGAGCTGGCGATGGACGTTGGGCGCGACCATGACCGATTCGTCCGAGAGCTGGAAAGAGCCCGCGATGCCGGATACCGTCTGGTCATCATGGTGGAGACTGGCCAGCCGTACATTGACCTGGAATCACTGAGCGGGTGGACTTCGAGCGCATGCCGCATGTGCCGATTCTTCAAGAGTCTGCAATGCACGCCGAGCGAGGTTGTCAACTGCATGAGGTTTCACCGCAAGCCTATGCAGGGAATCACCGTGATGAAAATCTGCAAGAAGCTGGAAGAGCGCTACGGATGCAGATTCCGCTTTGTCCATCCAGCGCACGCGGCTGTGGCCATCTGTGAAGAGCTGGGGGTGACGCACTCGTGAGCGCCCCGTCCACCCTCCTAGATGCGGCGGTCTGGTACTGCGAGAACGGATTCGCGATCATCCCGCTAAAGCCGCGCGGCAAGCGTCCAATCAGCAAGAACGGACTGAACGACTGGTTCGACAACCCCGATGACGCACGCAAGCTGTGGACGCAGCATCCAGACCTCAACATCGGCGTTGTCTGCGGCGTTCCGTCGCATGGGCTCGTCGTGCTCGACGTTGACGAGGATGACGAAGAGGACAAGCACGGACTGGACACGCTGGACGAGTGGGAGTCCATGCGCGGCGAGCTGCCGAGGACGGCCACGGCGATTACTGGGCGGGGTGGACTCCACTATCTCTACCGCACCGACCGTACCAACATCCGACCATCGGCGAACGGCGAGCTGCATGTGGACGTTCGAGCGGATGGCGGGTATATCGTCGCGCCACCGTCCGTCCATCCAAACGGAAACGTCTATCACTGGGATGTCGGCTGCGCACCGTGGGAGATTGGCGTTCAGGACGCCAACGGCAATGTCTACGACTTCCTCGACCACGTTCAGCGCAACGGCGGCACGAGCGACGATGCCCCGCGCACCGAGTCATTCCAGCTCCCCGAGGTAATCAAGATGGGCGAGCGCGACGATACGCTCTACCGCTACGGATGCTCGCTGCGCTCGCGCGGCGAGCGTGATGATGTCATCGCCGCGATGGTCGAAAAGGCGAACCGCGACCGCTGCGAGAAGAAGATGCCGCAGCGCGACATTGACCGCATCGTCGCGAGCGTCTGCAAGCGTGGCCCCGGTCACGACGGCGAGGGGCTGTACAACGACGAGACGCCTCCCGTGAGCCGTCCAGGTCGCGGCGGTGGTGGGGGGGCGCAAGCGTTTCGCGCCAAGAACGGGACGATTAAGCCAAACCTTCTCGCCCGCGTCATCCTCTCCGAGAACCACGCGCAGCACATCGACGGAGCGCCCGCCGTGTGGACTGGACGCCGATGGGAGTTCGGCAAGCCCGCGTTCGAGCGAATCATCCTAGACCATGCGGACGATGCATCGACAAACCAGCGCAACGAGGTGTTCAGCTACATCCAAGCGCGCGCCCCGCAGGTGTCCAGTGACAACGGATTCGATGGCCGCTACTACGTCCAGTTCTCGGACGTGACGCTTGACATCATAAGCCGAGAGGTCGTTGAGCCGCAGCCATCCATGCTGATAATCGGGACGTTGCCGATAAGCTACAATCCCGACGCTCCATATGGTCTGGCAGATGAGTTCATCGCGTCGCTCGCCGCTGGCGATGAGGTCATTGAGCGCGTTCTCTTTGAAATCATCGCCGCGTGCATGTGCTCCAAGCGCATCGTTGCCCAATCGCCGATGCTGATTGGCCGCGCCGGAACGGGGCCAGAGGGTGCTGCGTCAAACGGCAAGTCCACGTTTATCAACGTCGTGCGCAACCTGCTTGGGCCCGAGAACACGTCATCGCTTGACGTTGCGACGATGGGGCAACGATTCCAAGCAGCCGACCTCGCTGGCAAGCTGGCCAACCTGGGCGATGACATTCCAGACGGCTTCCTGCGCAACGACGAGCTGGCCGTGTTCAAGAAGGTGATCACGGGCGAGACAATCCGCACCGACGTGAAGAATGGCAAGGCGTTCACGTTCCGACCGAGCGCAACGCAAATCTTCTCGATGAACCAGATGCCGCGACTCGCCGACACGACGGACGGCATTTACCGCCGACTGAAGTTCGTATCGTTCATGGCTCGTTTCTCACCCGGCATGCCTAACTACAACATGCACATGGCAGAGGACATGAGCCGTCGCGAGAACTTGGAACGTCTGGCCACGCTTGCGCTCATGACGCTGCCCGAGCTGATTGATCGCGGAACGTTCACTGAAATCCCCGCGATGGAAGCGGAGATGGAGCAGGTTCGCATAGACAACGACATCGTTCGCAGGTGGCTCTACGAGTGCGGTCTCAATGCGTCTGACCTCGATGGACATTGGACTGACGATGCCTATACGGACTTCAAGAACTGGGCTGACCAATCGGGCGAGAAGTTCATCGTCACGCAGGCCACGTTCACCAAGAAGATTCTGGCCACGCTGGCCACGCTAGAGATGGTGAACACCCGCGATAGAAGGGGTGGACGGCGCGGACGAAAGTTCAAAATAGTGCCAAACCCTCAAGTAGAGGTTGAGGGTTAGTGTTGAAAAGTGGGGTGTCGAGTGGCCAGCGTGGCCACTTAAAACACAACGTTTTCGCAGGTAGATGGTGTGTGGCCACGCTGGCCACGCTGGCCACGCATTACATTCCTTGGCTTAATTAGTGCAAATACTAAGAGTAAAAGGAAAGTAACGCGCGCGCGAGGAAGCGTGTCCAGTGGCCACCGCCGTCACCGGGGCGATGGACAGAAGGGGAGCAGCAATGACCTGGTGGGACGATCCGCCAATCACGCCGCCCGACTACGAGCGCACCTGCGGCGAGTGCGATTACTGCATCGACATCGGGCTGCGCGACGAGGGGCTGTGCGTGCAGGAGTACGAGGACTCGGCAGACTACGGAGACCTGCACGTCGTGGACTTCGGCGCGACGGCATGCGAGGAATGGAGGGGATAGATGGCAATCACTGACGAGCTGCGGGAGTACGCGGACGGATTCAGCGGACCGTTCTACGGCCACGGGGAGCGGCTGCGCAAAATCGCCGACCGCATCGACGCGGAGCACGAGAGTGCATGCGCCGAGGCATATGGCAATGGCGTCATGTCCGTTCCAATCGCGCTGGACGAGAGCGCATGTGTCGAGCTGCCCAAGGACGCCGATGGCGTGCCAATCCATATCGGAGATTACCTGCACTGCGACGAGACGGGGAGGGATTTCCCTTGCCGTGGTTACTGCTGCTCGGTCGGCAAGAATGGAGAGCGCCGCTGGACGGTCGAGTGCAGCTATGACGCATATAGCGGCACGAGCGAGTATGCAAGCGCGAGAAGATGCCGCCACCGCTACGCCCCGACCGTCGAGGACGTGCTGCGGGAGTTCGCCTCCAACATCGCCGATGTGCTAGGCGGCGATGACTTCAAGCTTGATGACAACGATGAACTGTACGCCGAGTACGCCGCAAAGCTGCGGCTGGCAGAGGAGGAGTGATGCCGCCAGAGAGCAATTTCCCATACTGCACCATGGAGCTGCTGAACAGCGAGCGAAACAGCGCGATGGACTATGTGTGGCGCTATCAGGGGCTAGATGGGTTTTCGTTTGTCGAAAAGGCGGGAGAGCTGCTGTACTGGCAGG